TTATAACCTTTTTTCTTCGCCGCAGCGCGAATTTGTGCAACCGTCATTGTTTTACCTTTGACAGCACCGCCCTTGCGATATCCCTTGGACTTAACTGCTCCGCCCTTGCGATATCCCTTGGACTTCATCATTCCGCCCTTCTTCATGCCTTTGCTTTTCATGCGTCTCATCATCGTTTCTTTCTCCTTCGTAACGACTGTACTCTTCTAGGTTTACCCGCTGGTTGACCCAGCCGTTTCTTTTGGCTGACTCTGCTACGCTTTTCGGAAGCGGTCATCTCTTTGCTTGTTTTAGGAGTTTTGGAAGAAACGCGTTTTGAAGGACGACAGTAAGGAGTGCCGCGTTTTTCGCCCTTGCGACGACCACACTTCTTCCCGGTGCGAACGTCTTTCCAATCCTCTTTAAACCAACGTTTGAGGGCTAATCCTTTTTTAGTTTTTCTTACGGCTGGCATCAGTAAATCTTGGTGGTTCTATAACGGTACCGTTGTCCTTCTCGGATCTTCGGCTCTCCGCGCACCATTCCTCCACTTGCTTTTCTAACTGTCTTATTTTTGCTTTTATTGCCCCAATTCGCTGCTCCAACTTTTCGGCATTTTGCAATGCTCCCCGAGGCATATGCGCTCGGGAAAACTTTGTATCTGGCTTTGACTTTGTGATAACAAGCATCCTTTTTAGACATGTTACACCTTCCTTACTCTACGCTTACGTTTCGCGTTTCGTCTCTTTTTCTGAGGCGGTTTTGTAATCTGTTTAGGAATACTCGACCTAGATATCGCCATCAGAACAATCTCTCTATAAACGGTACCAAAGCTGTCGCTATAATAACACCTACCAAATACTTAAAGTTTGCTGAGATGTTAGCGTCCAGCTTATCCATCTTTTGTTTACCGTCTTCTAGCCGACGTTGTATCTCTTCGTATCTAAGAGAACACTCTGCTTCGTGCTTTTCTATCCGAGCTACTGCTTCTTGAATTTTCATGTTAGCACTTCCACCGTCTTCTAGCCTGACGCAATCTGCTGTTAGGATTTTTTGCCGCTTTGGGGAACTTCTTCATTTGCCCCGCAGAACGTGCACAGAACGACTTACGTCTCTTCGCCGCTTTGCTACCCTTTTTAACCTTGCCGGTAACAGCAGTTTTTAACTTGCTACCTGGATTCATTCGACGGTATGCAGCCACGCCTTTCTTCGTCATTCCCGCCCCACTTTTAGTGGGACGGAAATTACGCTTATTGCGTTTCGGCATCTTTGTCGCCGCTCTAGCCATAGTAGTCTCTAGACAGTAAAGAACACGACAGACGTAATATCGTCTACCGTATGCACATTAATGTCTGTCTCGAATAAGATCCCCTGTGCAGGGACAGCAATAGTGTCTGTTTCACCTGTCTGAAGATCAACGTGCAGTTTTGTTGCACCAGAGTCTGTGCCATCTGTTAGCTTCAACTCAGGTGTTCCAGAACCAGCACTGGTAACGAGAACTTGCATCAGGCGACAACGTCCAATGGACGCTGCCCCTGTTGCTGTAACGCGAGTGGTTTTTACATCAGAACCAGCCATTACAGTCTCCTATCTTATGAATCAGCGAAAGGAGTAGCTACAGTTCCTGAACCAATCAAAATGCCCTGGACTAAATACTCAGCCGTAGCGAGTGCAGTAACTTCAACATACGAATTTGCATCGCCACCAGTGGTGCTACCGTTCATTGAAATCACATCATTAGTTGCGGCAGGAATGAAAAACTTCACTGTGCCATTGGTAACAGCCACCGCTACAGAACCAACAAACTTGTCTGTGCCATCTGTTTTGATGTCGAGATCAGTTGCATCTGTGCCGACGAAGAAACGGTACGTTGCACCGATCTCTGCTGTCTTAATACTAGGCAGTGTAACTGCGCCATCTGCGTCATTGACTTCGATGACACGACCCGCGTGTGTGTCAAATGTGAGAGTAGTTTCGGCTGTGATGTTAATCACAGAACCGGAGCCAGCTTGAATGATTCCGTTGTTAGAAATCACTGGACCTGAAAAAGTTGTTTTACCCATATCAATCTCCTGTCAGGGTTACGTCGATCACACCATGTGATCGTCAGGAATACAAAAAGATTAACTTAATTTTAGGCAAAAAGAAAGGGCGGGAATGATCCCGCCCTCTCCGTTTTCAACAACCGTTTACTTACGCACCCGGTGAACCGAACACACAACGTGGGTCACTGAAGCCGAAGCTATAACGCTCACGAGCTTTGTAACGCATGTTACCTGTGTCGAAATCTGGCTCCATCGCAGTGGTGAGAGCCAAACGCTCGAAGTGCTTGAAGCCATTCGGAGCGTCAGTTTTGATGAAGAATGCATCTGTATCAGTCAGGTAGTCATTGACTACATAACCTTCAGGCAACAAGCCCATGCTACGGATAGCATTCGTATCATTGTCGGCAGTACCAACGCGGAGGTTAGAAACCATCAGACGTTCAGCAACAAACTGTAGCTGACGCGGAATGATCAGTTTCGCACCCTTCAGCGCGATGATAAGGCCACGCTCATCAACAAAACCAGCAATGCTGATCAGAGCATCTTCGAGAGATGTCTCGTTCAAATCAGCGGCAGTGCTGGGCTCGTTTGCAAACGTGCTGCCATTGGTTAGTGGGTGGTCAGTTGCACAAAGCTCTTTGCCGTCACCGCCTTTGAAAGACGAGTTGAAAGCATTGTTGAGAATTGAGGCAGCTTTCACCTGTTTGGTATGTGCCATAGCACGAGCCAAACCACGGGTGTAGCGCGAGGACAGACGATCATACAGATTGTCTTCCACAGCTTCTTCCGTGATGGAGAAGCCGAGAGCTACCGTCTCGTGGTTGTAGCGCGAAGTGTAAGCTTCTTGTGCGTCATCAAACGCCAAAGCTGAACCTTCCTGTTTGGTAGGTGCAGCACCGAAGCCTGACAGCATAACTTCTTCTTCGAAGGCACGGTCAGATGTTTCCGTGTCGAAGATTTCAGAATGCTGGCCTTCATACCGATTATATTCCATCCCGAACAAGGCGTTGAGGCCGGGCTCGAGTTCTTTAGCAAGTTGTGATCTAGAAATCGCCATGACCTAGCTCCTTATACGCCTGTGGTTGAGACAGTACCACCAGCAATCGCACCATTCGGTGAATTGAAGTGGTTGTTCAACCGGACTACTACGCCAATCCCACTTGCGCCAAAGTCGGCGTTCGCAGGATCATCAACGATCCCCATAATCCGAAGATTAAGGTTAGCTGTTGTGTTGATTGTGCTAACTCCCAACGTTGCCGAGGACATGCCAGTAGCAGTGCTACCGCCTGTACCAGAAGCAAAGTTGGCGTTCGCAAACACATGAGTACGAGCAGTAGCTTCATCTGTAAGCGATGCGTCAGACGCAATTACAAACAACTGTGAGGGATCATCATAAACGAAGGCTTTGACAGGAAAGTTACTGTCTGCACCCGACCCAGGATAATAATTTGAGAACACTGTCTCACCAGTGGTAGAGGACACATATTCACAACCATAAAATGCACCAACCAGACCTACAGTACCTCCAGCGGCAGCACCGACGATGTCGATAACACCCGCTGCAAGAGGGATAACCGGAGAACCTTGATAGATAGCATTAGAGTTGGAAGCGGCAATGCGATACTCAGTAGCACCAGTTGAGTTTACGTTCTGACCCATTTTTCCATAGGGACGTAAGCCAAATGCACCATTGATATTAGCCATTTTACTAACTCCAAGTTATCGGAGACTACTTTTTCTCGCCTCCGAAGGTTACACGAGATTGCCTGTCACTTGTGATAGGCATTGAGGGATGTTGTTCCCTCATCAAGTTTTCATCCACGGCTTTCATTTGATTGCGGGTCTGGTCCCGAAAATATTCAGTTCTTTCATCAACCGTTTCGATAGGCATACGGCAAAGTATCAGTCCACCGTTTCCTATCACACCCTGGTATTTACCGTCTTCTACGGTAGGAGCTTCGAAATCAGGATACTCGTCAGCCCGGACAGGTTCCCAACCTTCTCGCAATCTTGCGTGTAGATTGGTTTTATCGTCCTCGCCTCGAATGGCGGTCCGAACCCAGCGGTGTACAAAACCTTCGGGTGCGGGTGGAGCTTCTAGCATACTGGGCGGAGCCCAAGGTTTCCTGCGCGCAGTGTTTTCGCGTGTCTGCGTCTCACGAGGTGTACGTTTTTTAGTCTCTGTCATGTCCTTACTCCTTCACATACTTTGCGTACTCTTCGAGCGGAACGCCAAGTTTCCTAGCAATCGCTACCTGTGAATCGGTAAGCTTGACAGTCCTGCGCCCCTTTTTCGATGAACGAGAAGCGGTTGAATCAGCAGAGGCGACT